TAAAATGGGATACGGCTAAACTGTTTATTGATACAATTCAAGATACAAAAAGTTACTATACCGATGAGATTGTGAAAGACGAAGTTTTAAATAAAGCATGTCACGATTTTATAAAATCACAAACAGAGTTCGCTTATATGTTAAAAAATAATTTTGTTAATATATCAAAATACTATGTGGAAACACAAACAAACTTTTTGTTTCCAAAAAGAGGGGTTAAAGATGAATAAAACAATAACAGCTGAATGTCACAATTGCGAATCTTCTTATGATATAGAATATGTCGAAGAATTAACATCATCAGAATATCCAGAATTTTGTCCATTTTGTGGTGAAGTCATAGAAGAACTTTCTGAATATGACGAAGATGAAGATCCGGACAATCAAGAATGGGATTAAATTGGTCATATAATAATCAAGACTTCACCGAAGATTTGATTAATGATTATTATGGTTTTGTTTATGTAATCACAAACACTGTTACTGGTAAACAGTATATTGGTAAAAAGTTCTTTTACTCCTCAAAAACAAAACAAGTTAAAGGTAAAAAGAAACGATTTAAAGTTTTTAGTGATTGGCAAAGTTACTATGGTTCCAATGAAGAACTTAAAAAAGACGTTGCAACTTACGGTAAAGAAAATTTTAAAAGAGAGATAAAACACCTTTGCAAAACAAAAGGTGAATGTGGTTATCTTGAAGCAAAAGAACAATTTGTCAATGGTGTTTTGGAGAGTGATGTGTATTACAATTCATGGATTATGGTAAGAGTGCGAAAATCACACATCAAAGGATTACAATGTTAAAGTTTTTTGAAACAGTAAAAGATTATGATACATTATGTTTTATACCAGTAGAGGGACAAAATAATTCTCTTAATATAATAGTGAGTCAACACAAAACCGCTGGAGAACCTGTTGGTGGTAGCCCAATGGGTCCAGAATGGCACGTAGTATTATTCAAATCAGAAAATGATGCTGTAGGTGACCTAGATCATTTTGATGCGATACTGACGGATCCTAGAGAGTATGTTTCCTCTTTAATAGAACAAGATTGGTATGGAATGGTTTCCAGAAAAACAACAACCTCCAAAGAATTTGTTGAAAGGGTGTTGACTTCACTGAAAGAATGTGATAAGATTGGTGAAGTGTAATTTTTTTAAGGTTTGTTATGATTCTCGTTGATCTAAATCAGGTATTGTTGGCCGGTCTAATGGCACAAATTGCCAGCCAAAAAGGAGTTAAGTTGGAAGAAAGCTTAATTCGCCATATGATCCTAAACATCATTAGGACTCATGTTAAAAACTTCCGAAACGATTATGATGAAATTGTTCTCTGTTGCGACAACAGGAAATATTGGCGCCGTGAGTTGTTTCCTTTTTACAAAGCTGGCCGCAAGAAAACTAGAGAAAAATCTGATCTAGACTGGCACCTCATCTTTGATATGTTGACGAAATTTAAACAAGAACTGAAGGATTACTTTCCTTACAAAGTTGTTGATGTTGAAGGTGCCGAAGCTGATGATATTATCGGCACACTTGTACCACGACACATTATGCATGAAAATATATTGATCATTTCTAGTGATGGTGATTTTCTGCAACTACAACAGTACAATATGCCATCAAACAAATACACAGTCAAGCAATATAATCCATCACAAAAGAAATTTATTGTTTCCGAGAATCCATTGATGGAACTAAAGGAAAAAATTATTCGTGGTGACAAAGGTGATGGCATTCCTAATATTTTATCACCATCAGATTGTTTCGTTCGTGATTTACGACAAACAACAATTTCCAAGATCAAATTCGAAAAGCTGATGGAAAAAAACTATGGTGACTGGGATAATGAAAATGAAAAAATTGGTTTTTCTCGCAATCAGGCTTTGATTGATTTGAGAAACATACCCGGTGATATTAAAGACAAAATTATAAATACTTATGATGAAATCAAACCGGCACCTAAAAATAAACTACTAGATTATCTAATAGCCAATAAACTTAAAAATTTAATTGATGTAATTGAGGATTTTTGATGAAAACAATGTATGAGATTTTTGATGAATTTGAAAATGCCAAAAGCAAAAAAGAAAGAATGCAAGTAATTGGTAATAACTTGTCACAGACTTTAGTTGACATTCTAAAATTGACTTATCATCCAGATTTTAAATGGAAAATAAAAGAGATTCCAGAAAATTATAAAGTACCAACTGATGTATTGCCAGGCATAACACATGATAGTTTAAATGCACAACTACGAAGAATTTATATCTTTCTAGAAGGCAATCATACAGCAGAAACTCTCTCCGAGAAAAGACGCAACGAACTACTAATTCAAATGTTAGAATCTATTGAACCAAGAGAAGCTGAAGTACTGCTAGGTATTTTTCAAAAAGATTTAGGTGTAAAAGGATTAGATTATAAGTTTGTCAAGGAGGCTTTTCCTGATCTACTACCATGATAACCAAAGAAAAAATAATAGTAACGTCTGGTTATTTTGATCCAATATCTTTAAAAGAAATAATACACCTACAGAAATGTAAACAGATGGGTGATTGGTTAATTGTGGGTATACATTCCGATATGTTACTTCATATGAAGACGGGTATACTAAACCAAAGTATGGAAACTAGAAAAACAATATTAGAAAGTATAAAATACGTTGATGAAGTTTTTATCTTCAACGATTGTAACGATAATGTATGTAATTTATTAAAAGTGGTGAAGGTATGTTACCCCCGCACAAACATCACTTATGTTTCTGAGTTTGATATGTCAGATAGACCAGAAACAAAAATTGGGGGCATTAATTTTGAAGTTTTAAGTAAGGAGTAACTAAGTGCCGAAAAATGTTGAAAGGTTTCGTAGGAATAGAGACTACAACGAAGATGAATATGAGTTCTTCTATGAAAAAAAGAAGACAACTAAAACAAAACCATCTAGAAAAGCATTTTATAATGAAGATTATTATGATAATGAATATCAAAAATCTTCCAGAAAACGATATAGACGACAAGACTAATATAAATCAATGTTGTTGTTAGAACGCAACAACCATCTTGACATTAAATCCAATTCTGTTATACTTATAGCATTGGAGATTATTATGATGATTTATACACGAATACAAAAATCGAAGGTCAAAAAACGGCCTAAAGCTGAACGCGAGCAATATGAGAAATGGTTGGAGTCACACAAACCAACCAAAATTCTTAAACTTGCAAAGACCAGCAATTTGTTGACTGGTTATAAACTGTCGGCTCCTGCCGGCCGAGAGACTGTACGCCTTCCTTCACTAAGTACCGGTGAAAATGGCGGCACAAAAGCTGATCCCAAGGTTTATACTGGCACAAAAGTTGTCGGAATCGCTACAATGCACAAATCCAATGCTGTTCCTGTGTTTTCCAATGAACAAGCGGTCGAAATTTCTAAAATGCGGCGTTAAAATGAAGACAAAAAAGACTTTTGTTGTAAAATTACAACGTCCTGTGTGTCGGACTCCAATTAAATATGTTCAAAAGCACAAAAATGATGTAAAATACTCACGTAGAGACAAAAATTTGCGTAATTTTACTAAATTTGTAATTGGAGATGAATGAATGTCGAAAGATTTTTCAAAAAAACACTGGACTACAAAACTGATCGAATCAGAAGATGGTTCCGGTGATGCAATCCTTCAATTTCCTGATGAACTCATTCAAGAAAAAGGTTGGAAAGAAGGAACTGTTCTAAATTTGAAAGTAGAACAGACAGAAACTGGCAATGTACTTGTAATTACCGAGAAAAAGTGATATGAATCTGATTGACTCAAAATCTATTTTGGCCAAACTGATGGCCACCGAAGACCTGATCGTTGAACAGCGTAATGTATCAACGGCTTTCTTTGATGTGCAGAACCGGATTCTTACAGTTCCTGTTTTGGATAAAAATATCTCTTCTCAACTTTATGATCTTTTCATGGGACATGAAGTTGGCCATGCTCTGTATACTCCTTTGGAAGGCCTGAAGAAATCCAAAGAAGAAAAAGTCAACATGTCGGTTTTGAACATTGTTGAAGATTCCCGCATCGAGCGTAAAATCAAATACAAATATCCTGGTCTAAAGAACTCTTTTGTAAAAGCTTATCAAGAGCTTCTGGAAAGAAATTTCTTTGAAACGACCGGCAAAGACCTTAATGAGTATAACTTCATTGATCGTGTAAACCTGCACTGCAAAGGTGGCGCATTGCTTACTATTAAATTCAACGAAATCGAGCGCGAATTGCTGGGTCTTGTTGAATCAACCGAAACTTTCGATGAAGTTGTTGAAGTCACTAAAAAAATTATTGACTACATGAAGTTTGAAGAAGAGGAACGCAAAAAACAAAAAGAAGAACGCGGAGAAGACGACTCCGATGAAGATTATGACATTGAAGAATATGAACTAGAAGAAAGTGATCCTCCTAGTGATGAAGAAGATGGTGAACCAAAAGATCAGAGTGAAGATAATTCTGAAGAAACTGAGAAAGAGGCCAATTCTTCTTCAAGCAATAAAGATGATAAAAAATCCGACAAAGATGAAGAAGAAAAAATTCGTTCTAAAACGGATGACGCCTATCGTAAAAACGAATATCAGTTGTTCGCTAATGATGACACCGAAATTCGTTATGTGAATATTCCAGATTTCAAAGTTGAGAACAACATCTTTGATTATAAAGATGTGTACAAACGATATGAAGAAGAAGGATATGATATCGCCAAAAAAGAATTCGATTCGTTCCGTAGAGATTCGAACAAAGTTGTTTCCTATCTTGTCAAAGAATTTGAAATGCGTAAGAATGCAGATCAATTGAAACGTGCTACGACAGCGAAAACCGGTGACTTGAATATGAAACAGGTGTTCTCATATCAATTCAATGAAGATATCTTCAAGAAAATTACTGTGGTGCCTGGTGGTAAATCACATGGATTGATCATGTTTGTTGACTGGTCTGGTTCGATGGCTCGTCACCTTGCA